AGCGTTGACAAACACCTTTTTGTTGTCGGCTTCGACCATATTCTTAAAGCTACTCATACGATAGGATCCTCAGCTCCGAGGTCGGGAGGGGTGTCTTCGTCATCGTCTTCCTCTTCATCCTCGGCCTCGAAATAAGCATCAAGCGCAGCCACCATATCTGCTTTAGACATTCCGACCCTGTATTGCAGATTACAGTCCTCCATAATCTCACGCAGCTCCGCAGCCTTCATGTCGGTACTATACTCAGGAATCTCCTGAGCGTTTTCCGTACTGTTAGAGCTTGTGTTATTATCCGGAGGGTTATCATTCGTGCTTTGTCCGTTAGCCTCGCCTGTGGCTGTTGCAACTCCTTTATCGGCGTCTTTCTTCGTAGGTTCCCTGTGTGCAGGTTTATCTTCTACGTATTTTGCTACACCTTCGGAAACAAGACGGGCCTCAAGCTCTTCGGAAAAAGTTAGAGGCCCGTCAGCAGCGGTGAGTGCTACGGAAGTTTTGCCCATGTTATGGATTAACAATCCGGTAATTATTACTGACATATGCGAACTCCTTTCTCACCTGTCAGATTAGGTAAGTGCCTGGAAGGTGATCCATGCGTTTTTGTTATTTGGAACAAGCAACGGACGGCTGGCCAAATATATGTCCCTGGTGTTTCCGGTAGGGTCACTTACATACTTAGGCACACGACGGCCTGCTCTGGTATGGAACAATCCATCTTCCTGCTCAACCTGAGTGACAGCACCATAGAGAGTGCGTCCACAATTAGGAGCGGTCAGAATTGCATACTTAGAGGTAATGAAGGGGGTATCCGTTCCGTTGTCTGAAGTGTAAGTCTCATCATAGGTGATTACATTGATGTATCTGCCGTTAACGTTCAGCACGCAAACGAGAGCTGCACCAGCAGGGAGCAGTTTCGGATCAACCTTGCCGAGCTCATAACGACGATTGTCGAGGAACTTCTCAATTTTATCGTCGTTGATGATCGTGTCAGCTACGTCGGGAGCACAAATAAGGTCTGTAGCCGGCAGGCCTTTGGAAGTAAGTTTGCGTACCAGGACAGCCAGGTCGCCGAGGATGTTTGCGCCAGACTCGTTCCATTTCGTGGTCAGCGTAGCTGTGTTCGGGTTGCTGCCGGAATAGAACTGAATGACCATTTCCTCATACTTAGAAGTATCATCAGCATAATGCTTCATGATCAACTTGTTGGTGAGGAGCAGTTCGGATGCCATTGCTTCCTCGCGACGAGCAATCATGTCGTCCATGTCCTGCATGTCTTTGAAGATAAGAGCTGCCTGGCGCTGCTCAGGGGTGAGCTGGGTGAAAAGAGCTTCTCCAAATCCGCGCTTGTTCAGATCGTCAACTGTAAGAGGCCTCTTGGGAGCGATGAACGGGGGAGTGTAGCGCTCCATGGTGTAGCCTTCGCGCAGGATTGTCATGCCGCCTTTTCTGGGGGCGACGAACGGTGCCAATTTCTTGTTACCGTCTTGGAATTCCATCAGAACGTCGTCCGTGCTGAAAATGTCAGTTGCGTCGTTGGTGGGGAAATAGCGGTCTCTCAGGAAGGTGACCGGGCGTACAAGCTGACTGGCCGAACGGATCAACGCATGAGATGAGAGAATATTAAGTGTTGCCATAATATTTATGACCTCCTTGTTAAAATTCTGCGACTAGGCTACAGAGAAGCCGTCGCTAAGTAATATACCAACGTCTCTAAGTGCTTCCTTAGCACCTGATGCGAGAGTTGCGCCATCCGCAATAATGAGCTTGCTCTCGATAAAGTGTCCGGTGCGGTATGCAAGGGCTGTTACATCAGCTGCGGTACCGACATCAACATCTTCTGCGAGGATGCAGTTTGCGGTTAAGGTTTCATTGGCACCTGCATTTGTGCCGTGGATGACGTATTTGCCATCGCCGTCAGATCCGGTAGAGAGGTCGAGCAGCGTTCCACGCTTGAGAGTCGCGGCCGCGGCCAGCTTCCGGACGGTTATGTGAAACACATCAGCCGGAGGGAATGGTGCTGCAATCAACCCGTCGTGAGGGTCAATCGCATTTACTTCATAGAGATTTCCCATAGTGAATGCCTCCTTGTTAAGATAATGATATTGCATCATTGAGCAGGATTCCGATGCTGCGAAGCTTTTCCTTCGTAACGTCCGTTATCCCGCCCAGAGCCTTTGCGTTGTACAAAAGCTTGTTCTGGTTGAAAACGCCGGTCCGGTATGCCCTTGCAACTACCGTCTGGCCGGATGCCGATCCAGTGTCGACATCTTCTGCAAGAATCAGATTGCCGGCTGCAATGGTGGCTTCATTGTAAGCATAGGGGCATACCACCTTAACCTTTGGAGTGTCGTAGTAGTCACTTGTTGCAACTAGAGTCACAGTCAGCGTGTTTTCTGCATATGCCGCCGTGTAGTCCGTTGTTTTCTCAATCGGGACGTATGTGTCCGCGAAGAAACACCATATATCCAAGTCCTCTGCAGTATAATGACCTCCTGTGTCAACAAGGGTAATAGTAAGCACATCGTCCTCATACGTCACAGTGTAGTCCGTATCAATAGTGAGAGTATCATCTCCGTTTTTGACCACGAGTGTATCCTTGTCAAGTCCGGCTACACTTTTTACTGCTACGTGATCTTCTACGGCCAGAGTTTCTTCGATGAAATCAAGAGCAAATACTTTCAGCTTTGTAGCATCAAGACCGGCCTGTGACTTTGTGGCAACATGAGAAGTGACCGTCAACGCTTCGGAAAGATCGTCTGTTATGTCACTGCCCCAGGGTATTAGGCTTCCGTTGGAAGCTTTGGCTATCAAATACCCGCGGCTCAGCTTCCCGTAGCCTGATGCAAGGGAAGCGTGGATAATATCTGCTGGGTACGCGGAGTTGATCAGGCCATCATACTCCAGTTTCCCAAGAGATTCGTTCATGATTATACTCATGATTACTTACCTCCGAATGCTTCTTTTGCCGCCTTTACTCCTGCGTCAACAGCTTCCTCGATTTTTGCAGTTGGACTTTCTTCGCCGCCTGTAGGAGCAGCTCCTACTTTGGCAGCGTTCGATGCCTGATAGTCCTTTGCAGTATTGTCCAGGTGCTGTTCGCCCTGTTTGGCCTGCTTCTTCATGGCGCGGAATGCAAGCTCCTGAGCAGAGCAAGGATTTTCTCCGTACTTTGCTTCACGCACCAGCTCAGCATCGTTGATCATGGCGGCGATCTCATCAATTTCCTGGATGCGCTTACGCTCAGCTGCAAGGATATCCTCAGCGTTAGGCTGTGCCGTTGCCGGGGTGGATGGTGTAGCTGCATTGGCAGAGGCGGCAGCTTTCACCTCGGCTTCGATGGTGGATGCAAGCTCAGGGTTCTCCTTCCTGAGTTCTTCAAGATTTTTTGCCATAAGGTTATTTCCTCCTTCGCTGCCGGACTTTGCCGGCATATTGATATTTGTCTTAACCGATGGCCGTGCATCGGGTTTGACCGGTATGCTCTCCGGAAGTTTGGAGAGAGGATTACTCAGGCGAATTGCTCGCCCGTTAACAAATAGGGTGCTGCGGTCTGCACTGGCTGCAATATCGAGCGGTTCAGCATTGTCAAGTAATTCATCTGCAAAGCCTTTTTCAACCGCTTCTTTGCCGGTCATATAAGTCGTTTCAGACATCATGTGCTTGACGACTGTTTCAGAGAGTTTGCTCTTGCGTGTGTAAATAGATACCTGGGCTTTATCCCAGGCCTCGTTTGATTCCGCAATCTTCCGCAGCTCATCAGCGTTGTAGCCGCCGAACAGGAAAGACCAGCATTTGTGAATCATCACAAGGCTGGACGGATTGACGCGCACTGTGTCGCAGGCACACATGATAAGAGATCCTCCGGACATTGCGATGCCGTCAACGATACAGATCAAGGATGTACCCTTTGCGGCAAGCTCCCTGAGCCGATTGTGTATGAGGATGGATACTCCGGCATCTCCGCCGACACTGTTCATGCGGATGGTAATGGTCTTAGCACCCTCCACGGCTTTCAGGTCTTCAAGGAACTCGCTTTCAATGATGTACTGCCCCTCAATCGGTTCACCGGACCACCAGTCTACAGGCTGCTGCTCCACAATCTCGCCGTACATGATTATTTCAGCAGTATCACCATCGACCGTAGCCATAGTGTAGCAGTCACGTTTGATATCGATGTTTTTAGGCCTTTGCCCAAATATGCCTTTCAAAAAGCTAGGCATCTGTTTCACTTCCTTCCGTTTGTTCATCAGCCAGCGTGGCCATATAGTTGCCACCGCCAGCTGTTTTTAACAGTTCGTTTTCTCTGGAAAGCTGCTCCACATTTTCTTCCCAGTCCCCGCCGTCCATTTCAACAGTGACCTGCTCATGCGTCTTGAAGCCACGGTCAACCAACATAATAGCTGCTTTGGCTTCCTTTGTCGGATCCAGCTGACCTTGTGCCGGGCCGATCCATCTGGCGCCGCTCCAGGCTGCACGAATCAGAGGATCATTGAAAAAGCCAGGTGCTTTGATGCGTCCCATGGCGACGGCCTCAGCCAGCCATATTTCATACACCGGCTGGCAGAAATCATTTACGAACCATTGTCGGCGCATTTTGAACGCTTCCCATGCATGGAGCAGAGCTCCTCGGCTTGCGGAGTAGCTGGAATTGAAGTTCTTTAGCAGAATATCTTTGGGTATCTCCAAAGCAGCTCCAACAAGCTCACATACGGTGTCTATAAAGTTCTTGAATCCGGATGTGGGAATGTTCGGGTTACCAAATACTACATCTTCGTCTTCTTCCAGATGGAGTACAGAGCCAGGCCCCATTTCATATTCATTCTCACTGTATGAAATGTCCTCAGGTTCTTCACCGGCTATGCCAACCACATTGCCAGACCCGGTCTCATTGATTGGTATTTCTGTTGGGTCGGTGTTTGTCTTGATCCATGCAGTAAAGAACGACTGTATCAAAGCTCCCATGAGTTCACTTTCTGTATAGCGTCTTAGCTGTAGCAATTCCTCAATAACCGGCGCCAAATAAGAAACACCCCTGTATTGGTCGGGACGCTCACTGTCCATGATATGCAATATGTTGGGCTGTCCGGTAAGCTCCCCATATGCAGGTATACGTGTCCATACCGTTTTATCGCTGGTAATCTGATTAGGATAAGTGTTACGAATATGGTAGGCCACGATCATTCCTTCGCTGTCAACTTCAACACCGTCATAGATTCGGTTGCCGTCTTTTGTTTTACCATCGGTGGAGCTGGAACTCATAATGCCGGTCGTGTCCGATGGTGTAGAAACACGGTCTGCTTCAATCAAATGTATTCGTAAAGTGTAAGGCGATGTAGGCGTTGCCTTGTACCTCTTAATGAGTGGGAATACATCTCCGCTCATGAGCCATGCTTGGAGAGCCAGCTGTTGAAGCCCTGCAAAGTTGTTGATTCCGATTGCATCGCAGGTTTTCTTGTGGTCAGCCCATAAAGCAAATTCCGCCTCAGTTTTTCTCTGCCATTCCTTGGCCGCTTCCGGACTGAGGCCAAGGATAGCGCGGTCAATTCTGGATCTGAACTGCAGACCAATACCGATGACACTTGTTCTATTGGTCTTAATAGCAGACGTTGCGACAGGCGAAGCCATGTAAAGCATACGCCCACGTTGCCGCAGTGTAGAGTTATTCCAGTCAATATCTTCACGCGGACTACCACTTTGAGCAACAAATGCTTTTAATGCTCTTTTGTAATGGCTTGCTCCTGCTTCGCTGTATCCCTTTACATTAGGTGAGCCGCTGCGACGGCCTGTATTCTTTTTGCTCAATTTATCGCCTCCAATCTTTGCATAATAAACGGAACATCCGACGGCGAAAGGAGCAAACTCCGTCGGATGGCCCGTGGCAAAGTCCTTGCGGACATATACCCGTTACCAGTTGCGCGGCACGATTCCGAAAGCCTTTCTTGCTTTCCTACCGTTTGTCAGCGCTGTCAATTCGTCGACCTTCTTTTCAGCTTCCTCAATCTCTTTCAGTAGGGCGGGAAGGTCGAAGCGAGTGAGGGAGCGGTCGTCGATTGTATAACTTTGCACACCGCCGTCAACAAGCGCGAGATAAGCAGCCCGCATTTTCACAAGCGCGTCTTGCCAGAATTTGAGCCTGATTTTCAACTCTGTCATATTAGCCATTTTAATCACCGTCCTTACCAATCATCAAAATATTTGTTATGCGCCGTTCCCTTGTTCCTTTTGCGGACCGTTTTCTTTACCTGCTTAGGGGCTGGCGCCGGTTTGTAATTATCACTCTTTGCTGCCTTGAGACGCTTGTCTATAGCGTCCAGGTCAACAGGTAGTGCCTTGTATGCTGCCATAGCATAGTTGCGGCAGTCTAATGCTTCATTACGCTCATGGCCGGGGATTTTCTCCCACACCCATGGGGTTTTACGTTCGGGTTTATATGCAAGCCGCTCAGAGAGCAGACCTTTGAAATATGCTGAGCCGTAATCATCACGCCGCGGGAAGTGACAATACTTAGATCCTTTTGTCTGTACGCGCAGGTTATCCATGATGAGTTGCTTACCGGCATCGACACCCAGCTGATATTGCCAGCATGTGCCGAGCGATTTCCCGTTGACAACAATCTTCTGTTTCTTTGGCGGGGAAGTGTAGGGAATACCATCACCGCCACGTCCTTTGATACAGAATACTTTTTTTGAAAGCCGAGCTCTGCACTGCAGCCTAACATCCTGGGTAAAGTGTCCGCCCTCATCGACAAATGTCATTGAGATGCGGAGGCCGGCTCC